CCCCCGGGGGCGTCGGGGGGGAGGTGTGCGTGAAAATGTGGCGTGGGTATTTGTGGGCAGTCGTGATCGGCGTATGCTGTGCTCATGGATGCTGAGTATCAACCTGGCGACGGGTATCGGCACGAGACGCGGCAGGCGTTCTTTGATCGCTTGCGGAAGGTCGGTGCTCGGGATCTGTTTGACGATCAGCGTCGCGAGATTTGCGAGCGTGAAGGTTTGGACATGGGCGAGGCGTTTCGGATGCTGGCGCCTGAGTTTGGGTATCAGGTTGGTCCGGTTCCTCCGCAGTACCGTCGGAGTCCTGACGTTGACGAGTTGAAGCTGCTGCAGCGTGAGTTGATGGAGAAGCGTGCTCAGGCGGGTGGTGACATTGACGGCAACGGGATGGCGGACACGCAGGAGGCGTGGGAGACGCTTTCGGTCGCGGTGCAGGGTCGGACGTCGACGAGCACGAAGGAGGTTCGTTGGGTTGGCGAGAACCTGCTGACGCCGGTTCATGCGTTGAAGATCGAGGACATTCCGAGCGCGACGGCGCTGGCGCTGCTGCATTGGGCTCGTGACAAACGCGACGATTTCTTCAAGGGGATTTTCCAGAAGGTGATCGCTCGTGATCAGGAGCGTGACGAGTTGTTGTCGACTGGCGTTGCGTGTGATGAGGAGTTGATTCGCAAGGCGAAGTCGTGGGCGAAGGATGAGGTCAAGCGGATCGACGAGCGTGAGAAGTCTGCTCGGTCGAGGACGCGGGAGGTTGTTGGATCAGGGTCGTGAGGCGTGAGTGCGACCGAAAACGGGAGGGCGTTGCATTCAGGGCCCGTCCATGCGTCGACAGCCGGCGGCGCTCCGAACCACGTCCCGGTTTCTCTTTCCTCCCCCCGCGAGGGGTGTCGGTCGTCGATTCGCAGTCGGCGACCGGCTTTATGGCGATCAAGACCCCGGTTCTGTATCGCCACGTTCCGAAGGATCCGATTCGGAACATGGCGTTTCGTGAGTCCGCGTACAAGGCGGGTCGTCATAGCGTGCGCGAAGCGAAGATGCTGATCGAGGCGTGCAAGTCGGACGTGCTGTTCTGGCTCAACACGTTTGGCTGGACGTATGACCCTCGGCTGAGTGCGAGCAAGGTCGTGCCGTTCGTGACGTATGAGTACCAGGACGAGACGATGCTCGAGATCGAGCACGCGATCGAGGATCAGCACGATATTGGCATCGACAAGTCTCGCGACATGGGCGCGTCGTGGATGTGTATCGCGGCGTTCGCGCACCAGTTTTTGTTTAGCGAGGACGCGAGTTTTCTGATGGTGTCGCGTGTGGAGGATCTTGTTGATAAGTCGGGCGATCCGAAGTCGCTGTTCTGGAAGATCGATTTCATGCTGGCGCGTGTGCCGTACTGGATGCGGCCCCCGGTGGATCGGAAGCGTCTGCATATCGAGAACGAGAACAACGGCAGCGTGATCGATGGTGAGTCGACGACGGGCGAGATCGGTCGCGGTGACAGGCGGACGGCGATTCTGTGCGACGAGTTTGCGTCGGTGGACAAGGGGTTTGAGGTTCTGCGTTCGTCGCGTGACGCGACGGGTTGTCGGATCTTCAACTCGACGCCGAAGGGCGGTTCGACCGCGCACGCGGAGATCATGCTGAACACGGACATTCGGAAGCTGCACCTGCATTGGTCGAAGCACCCTGAGAAGGCGCGTGGGCTGTACACGGTGGATCGCAAGCCGTCGATGGGCGGGAAGATTCGCAGTCCGTGGTACGACGATCAGTGCAAGCGTGCGGCGAACAGGCAGGAGATCGCGCAGGAGCTCGACATCGACTACTTGGGCGCCGACTACCAGTTCTTCGATCAGGAAGTGCTCGAGACGGTGATGGAGCGTGACTGCAAGGAGCCGATGCACGTCTGCGAGCTCAGCGACTTCGATCCGCAGGCGGCGACGGTTGGCGGGTTCCGGGAGATCGAAGTCGGTCGGTTCAAGCTGTGGTGCCCGCTGGACGCGGCGGGCTTGCCCAAGCCGGGCAACTATGCGGCGGGTGCGGATATCGCGACCGGCACGGGGGCCACAAACAGCGTGCTGTCGATCGGCGACCGGGACACCGGGCGGAAGGTGCTCGAGTTCTGCGATTCGTCGATGACGCCGCAGGAGTTCGCGCGTGTCGCGGTGGCGTTGTGCCGGCTGTTCAAGGATTCTCGAGACAGCCCGGCTCAGCTTGGATGGGAGGCAAACGGTCCTGGGCGGTTGTTCGGTCGCGAGGTTGCCGACGAGTGCCAGTTCAGGAACATCTACTACCGCGAGTCCGAGGACAAGATCACGAAAAAGAAGACGGAGACGATGGGTTGGTGGTCGACTGGCGACACGAAGCGTCTGCTGCTGGGCAATCTGCAGAAGGCGATGCGTGAAGGGCAGTTCGTGAACCCGTGCATTGACGCGGTGAAGGAATGCCAGCAGATTATCTACTCGGTGACGAACAACCGGGTTGAGCACGCGAAGGCGATCAACTCGATCGATCCGTCCGGCGCGAGAGACAATCACTCAGACCGTGTGACGGCTGACGGGGTGCTGTGGCTGGTGATGAGCAGCTACCGTGCGAGCAGAACGAAGCAGCAGATTGAGTCTGAGCGTCGTCGAATGGCGCCGATCGGCTCGTTCGCATGGCGTCAGGAGCGGCGACGTGAAGATGATCGCAACAGAAAGGCGATGGCATGGTAACGGACTCGATGAAGCGGTACGGGGTTGACCCGACAAACGAGCGGCACATGAAGAAGCTCAAGCACGCGATGGAAGTGTCGCGGCAGCAGCTATCACAGTCTCGCGACACCGAAAAGACCATTCTTCGCCAGTACCTCGGCAAGCATTACTCGGAGAACGCTTCGGACGATCGCGTGCCGATCAACCTGATCGATCTGGCGGTGACGATCTACCTTGCGCACCTGGCATCGGGCGAGCCCCGAGCGAGTGTGTCGCCTCGGTACACGGAGCTTCGTTCGAACGCAACGATTGTGGAGAAGCTCGTGAACCAGGACCTTCGCCAGTGCGACTACGCGAGGGCGAAGGAGGAGGCGGTGATGAACAGCATGTTCTCGCTGGGCATCCTGAAGGTGGGCATGTGCACGAGCCATTCGCACGCCGAGAGCGACATTCGGATCGACTACGCCAAGCCGTATGTGGCTTCGATCGATCTGGAGGACTGGGTGCACGACCCGACCGCGAAGAAGTGGGAGCAGATTGGATTCTGCGGCAACCGATCGTTTCTGCCGCTCGAGGTCGTGCGCGACGATCCCGACTTCGACAGGCAGGTGCGGCAGTCGGTGAAGGCGGAAGAGTGGTCGCTGGTCGACGGCGACGGATCGGGCGATGAGCGTCTTTTGTCACTGTTCGGTGACGAACGGATGAGCTCGCAGGAGATGCTGCACGAGGTTGTTGAGGTCTGGGATATCTGGCTTCCTCGTGAGCAGCTTGTGGTGACGATGGCTGGCAATCCCGAGAACGGCGTCAAGAAGTGCGGCGTGCTGCAGGTGATGGAGTGGGACGGGCCTGCGCACGGCATGTACCACCTGCTGCGGTACGGGGCTGTTCCGGGCAACATCATGCCCAAGAGCCCCGGTCAGGCGCTGCTGGATATGCACCTGCTGGTGAACCGGCTGTACACGAAGCTGGGTCGTCAGGCCGAGCGTCAGAAGCACGTGACGGCGTATGAGGGCGGGCACGCGGACGACGCCGAGCGGATTCGTGAGGCCGACGACGGCGAGACGGTGCAGGTCAACTCGGTGAACGCGATTCGGACGGAGAAATTCGGCGGGATCGATCAGCAGAACCTGAGCTTCACGCTGTCGGCGTTTGGGCTCGCGAAGCAGATGGCTGGCAACATTGACTCGCTGGGCGGGCTTGGGGCCGCGGCGGACACGCTCGGTCAGGAAGAGCTCATGGCGTCGGCGGCGTCGAAGCGCATGGCTGAGATGCAGAGGCGCGTGGTGCAGTGTGATACTGACGTGGTTCGCGATATGGCCTGGTATCGGTTCTATGACCCGACTCTCAACGAGGAAGTCCAGTTCGAAGCGAATTCGGGCCTGAGCGCGTCGTACATCGTGACGCCGGCGGATATGCGTG